CCGAGGCCGGCGGAGAGCAGAGCGGCGTAGGTGCCGGGCAGGCCGAAGGCGCGTTTGGCGATCTCGACCAAACCCATGATGAGGGGCACGACGGCGACGCCGCCGATGAGCGTGCTCTCCATTACGCCCTCTCGGGGAGGAAGTGGAAGCTCTGGGCGGCTTCGAAGCATGCGGGGTGATCGCGACAGTAGCGCACGTTTTCGTCGTATTCGACACCGTTCTGCAGCTTTCGGTGGTGCCGGAGGACGAGGATCGCGTCGTCCGGCCGCTCGGCCTTGCAGATGTGGCATGTCCAGGTGAGCGGCTGCTCCATGGGTGCTTAGCTGGGCGAGCCCCCGGTAACGGCCGGGGGAGGGTCGGCCGCTACCGGGGGGAGAGGGAGGACGAAGCGGCTGCAGGCGGGGGCGGTGACCCGCCGAGCCGTGACGTTGAAGGTGCAGAAGTAGAAGGTGCGGCTCGGGCCGTTGCCGCGATCGCAGATCCTCGCGGCGTGCAGGTTCGCGCAGGAGCCGCAGAGCTCGCCTTCCGGACCGGGGCCGAAGACCTCGACGCAGGGATTGGCGCTTGTGGGCTGCGGATTGTCAATTGGGTATTGGGGCTCCTCGAGAGCGGCCATGGCCTCGGTGATGACGGGGTCGTTGAGCACGGGTATTCTGGCCAGGGTGCGGCTGGCTGAGGCGCGCTCGAGCTGCTCTTGGCTGAGCTTTTCCATGGGTGGTTCCCTCCTAGAAGCGGTGGACCTCGAACTCCCAGGTGAGGGAGGCGCCGTCGACGGTGCCGGCGGAGGCGTTGCCGATGCCGAGGGTGACGGTGTCGGCGGTGGGAACGGCGGGCCCGACGAAGACGACGCCCTGCACGAGGGCCGGGGGATGGGGATAGACGTAGTCGGTGGAGAGGATGCCGGTCACGGTGACGGCGAGGTTCTGGACGGTGTCGGTGGCGCCGGAGGCGGGGTTGACGGCGGCGCTGGCGCGGAGCACGGTCGGGCCCCGGGGGGTGAGGTCGAAGGCCATCTCCGAGGTGGTGAGGGCCTTGCCAACTCGCTGCAGGATGGTGAGGGTGGCGGATACGGCCGGGATGGTGGCGGTATGGGCGCCGGCGGTCGCGGACAGGTACTGGTCGTTGCCGGCGGTGTAGGGGGCGTCGGAATCGAACAGGACGCCGCCTCGGCAGACGGCGATCGCTTCGGCAACGCCGTACTGCATGGCCATGAAGGTGGCGGGGATGCGGCCGTCGGCATCGGCGAGCACCCAGTCGGTGCCGTCGTGGCCGATGAGGTCGCCGACCTTGGCGGTGACGGCGGCTTTGAGGGTGAGGCGGCTCACGCCTTCGGCGTTGAGAATGACGGGCTCTGCCATCTTTTTATGGTGCTCCTTTCGTTGTTAGGGGGCTGGCACCAGTCGACGGGTGCGCCCCCGCTGCGGGGTGGGTCGGGGCCCCGGGGCCCGTGCTGCGGGAATTCGCTGCCAGGCCCCGGGGTTCCCCGTCGGTTCTTAGGTTGGGCCTCCGTTTCTTAGATTCGGAGAGGTGCTGGAGGTCGGGCCCCGGCGATTGCAAGGGCGCTGCGGCCATCCTGGAGCCTCCGTTTTCCCAGCTATGCGCTGCTGATGCCGCGGAGGCGGGCCAGGCCCTTGTTCTGAGCCAATCCCAGCCCCGTGTACCAACGGATCCGCACCCGCGAGCCATCCTTGGTCTCCAGCTGGCCGATGTTCACCACCTCGATATCGCCGTTCTGCACGCCGAACACGCCGACGTCCTCGCCGAACTTGATGCCGTAGATCGAGCTGGCGGCGGTCTCGGTGCCTTCGGTCTCGGTGTCGGGCTGGAAGGTCGACGCGATGACGGGGATGCCGTCGTAGAACATGACCATGCGGCCGAAGCTCGTTTCGCCTGACTCCACGTAGTGGGTGGAGGCGGTGAGCAGGGCCTTCAGCTTCCGCCGAGACCGCCGCGACATGAGCAGGATGTCGGGCTTCCCGGGGAAGACCAGGTCGATCATCTCGTCCAGCTTGGCCAGGGTGAGGGCGGCGCCGTTAGCGCCCATGGTGAGCTCCTGGGCGGCGACGGCCAGGATGCGGAGGCCGTCGAAGCTGTTGGAGTCCACCGACACGTCGCCCGTGATCACGACGTCCTCGAACTTGCGGGCGACCGACTTGGCAGCGAGCGCGGTCTGGACGCCCATCTGGTCGTTGATGTTGCCCCGGGTGCGCTGGATGAAGTTGTCCACGTCGGCGTCGCGGATGAGGATCGCGAGGTTCACGGTCTTCTGCGTGAAGTCGGCCGTGGCCTCGGTGATGACGGCGTTCACGGCGTAGAAGGCGGCGCCGGGGAGGGTGTTCTCCTGGTTGTACTTGTAGGAGTTCCCCTCCACGGTGATGAAGGGCAGGTAATCGAAGATCGGGCCCTCGTCGATGATCGTCTCGATGACGCCACGACGGAGCATGTCGAGCGAGAGCTTGGCGCTCTCCGCCAGGGTTAGAGCCATGGTTCCTCCAATTACGAATTACGAGTTACGAATGACGAATTGGGACGACGAGCTTTCATTCGCAACTCGTCATTGGCCATTCGTCATTCCGTTCAGCGGCCGTTCCGAGTGAGGCCCTGGGTGATCTTGGCCAGGGCGGAGAGCTCCTCCGGCGCGGTGGCCTGGCCGGCGGCCGCGCCGACCGGGACGTGGCTGGCCGCCTGGGCTCGCAGGTCCTGAGCGATCCGAGCGTAGGCGGACCTGGCGACTGCGATCGAGGCTTCTAGGTCCTCCACCGTGGAGCCGTTGACCAGCTCGGCGATGACCTGGCCCTGGTTCTCGGCGAGCAGGGCCCGGCGGTGGGCGGCGAGGTGGTTGCCGATGGCCTCCTGGAGGCGGGTGTCGCGTTCCTGCCGCTCGGCGAGGGCCTGGTCTCGCTCGGAGCCGGTGGCGTCGAGCTGAGCGCGGAGCTCTGTGGTGCGGGCCTGCTCGGCGGCCAATTCGGCCCGGAGGGCCTCCAGATCGCGCTCCGCGGCTGAGGGTGCCCCTCGGTGGATGGAGAGTCGCTGGCGGGGGGATTCGCGTCGCTCTGGCTCTCAGGGGCTGCCTGGGTCGGTTCTACGGGGTCGTCGGGGTCGGGCATGTCGTTCCTCCAATGACGAGTGACGAATGACGAATGACGAATTGGTCTGGCGCTAGATCACCTCCAGCGTGGAGCTGCGGACGCGCGAGGACCTGGTGGCCATCGCCGCCTGGGCACGTGCCTGGTACTCGTAGGCCTGGGATCCCGGGGAGATGCCCCGGGTCTCCTGGTAGCGCACGCGCTTGGCCTCGTCGCCGGCGACCCAGCGGAGGGCGGCGCTGGCCACGAGGGCGATGAGGACGTCGTCGTCCTGGTCGGGGGTGGCGAGGACCTCAGCGTCAGTGGTGGGCTGGGCGTAGATGCGGGTGTACTCGAGACGGACGTCCTCGGCGGCGCCGATCGACGTTGGAGCGGGATCGAGGATGAGCTCGTTGCCGAAGATGCGGTAGCCGTGGGCCACGGTGCCCCGCACGCGGTCCTGGAAGTCGACAAGGTCGCCCAGGGCGGCGCCGGTGGTGCGGGATCCCGAGATGGGCATGCGGAGGACGTCCTCGGGCTGCTCGACCCGGGTGACCCGCAGCCAGCGGGCGGGGAGGGTGTAGTCGGACTGGTTGGCGACGACGACGATGGTGGCCTGGACCTCCTCCGGGAGCTCGCGGGAGTAGGTGCGGATGGCCTGGTTGATCCATTCGTCGAGGAGCGCGGTGCTCCAGACCGGGGTGGCGCCGGAATCGTTGAGCTCCGAGCGAATGGTGGTGCGGAGGCCGGAGCGCGTGGTCACCTGAGGAAGTACCAGCCGCAATGCCGGAGGAGTGAGTACAGCTTCATGACCTGATCGGCGGCCCAGAATGAGAGGTGAGCGAGGTGGGTGCGGAGGCCCGAGCGGGTGGTCATGCGGGGGGCACGAAGCGCACGCCGCGCTCGGCCGGGGTGGCTTCGGTGGTGATGCCGAGGGCCTGGCGGTCCTCCCGCACCTGCTGGAGCTCGGCGGCCGGGTCCTGCACGCCCAGCTGGTCCATGGAGCGGGTGTGGGAGCTGAGGCCGGCGCTGGTGAGGGCAATGAAGCGGTTGGCCTCGGCATCGTCGTCGCGGGGCAGCATGGGCAGCCAATGCACGCGCACCTGGTACGGGGCGTACTGGCCGGGCTGAGCTAGGCCTACGTTGAACTGCTCAGCGAGCATTAGGCAGTACTGGGCCAGCTGCCGTAGCGCGGGCTCCCATACGATGCGACGGCGCAAGGTGCGCTGGACGATGGGCTGCAGCTGGGTCTCCAAGGCGACGCCGGAGAAGGGCTGCTCGGTGTCGCCGAACGACGAGCGGGGCGTCTCGGCGACGTCGTACATGGCGCGGAGCACCCGCTCGATGTGCTGCTGCACGGCGGGCGGTTGGCCCCGCCATTCGAGGAGCGAGACGTCGGCGTTCTCCGGGATGTCCCACACGGTGCCGGGGCCGACGGCGAGATCGGTGTGCTGGCGCACGTTCTTGAAGACGACGGGCGGGTCGGCGTGGTAGCGGATGACGTCGGCCTGGTCGGAGAGGCGGTCGTCGAGCTCGCGGTTGAGGGGGATGACGTCCTCCAGGTCGGAGAGGCCCCAGGGGGACCCGGGTGGCGCCAGGTTGGGGACGTGGATGAAGGGGATGAAGCCGTAGGGGTTGAGCCCCTGGAAGGTGACGCTGCTGTTCACCTGCACGGTGAGGGACTCGGGGGTCCAGGTTTCCAGGAGCTCGCCGGCGCGGCTGAGCCCCAGCTGGTAGTTGGTGGAAGCCTCGTCGGGGCTAATGGGCGAGAGGACGGTGACGCTGAGCAGCTGCTCGGGATCGTCGGAGGCGAAGACGGGAAAGAAGCGGGAGGGGTCGACGTTGAGGATGCGGATGCGGGCGCCGTGGTAAATGACTTTGAGCACGGCGTCGCCGAGGACGGAGGCGTTGGTGGCGGCGCGCATGAGGGTGCGGTTGAGATTGGCGGTGGTGGAGATTTCCTCGAGGGTCTGCTCGATGGGGCGTGGGTCGTCGGCTGGGCCCTGGAACTGGATCCCGCGGGCGAACGTGTACGACACGTGCTTGTCGACGATGGCTCGGGCGTAGTTGGCGACGATCTGGCTGTGGCCAGGCCGGCGACCCGTGTAGTGGCGTCCCTCGTAGAACTCCTGGAGCTCGCGGTAGTGAGCCAGGCGAAGGCCGTGGTCGCTGCGCAGTCGGCTCGCGGGCTGGGTGCGGCTTTGGAAGATTTGGGCTGGCTGGAAGGGGAGGACCGCCACCTGTGCTCCGGTGAAACGGATGTTCGGCGGATGTTAACTCACTCACTCTCCCCAGCGTGCGGCGTGAGCTCGCAGCTGCGTGGTGATCTCGTCGAGCCAGCTCGCGATTGCCTGGAGCCGTTCGCCGGGGAGATCGCCGGCGCCGAGTGCTCGGGCTCGGTCGGCCAGGGCCCTGCGAACGGCTCGCTCGATGAACTCGGCGCGGTGCCCCGCGGGAACCATCGCGGCGAGGGCCGCGATGGTTCCCTCAGTCAGGGATGTGCGGTAGCTCTGGATGCGCTGGCCGTAGCGGCGGGGCATTAGAGCAGGGGGTTCCGCTGCCTGGGCTCGGCTGGGGCCTCCGGCTGGCGAGCGCGGCGCTCGGTGTCCAGGTCGACCAGCTGGTCCTGGACGGCGTCGTCGGCTGGTTGGTCGACCGTGGCGCGGCCGAGGACCTCTGCGAGCCTGGCTCGGATGGCCCACTCCTGGGCGCGGCGCTCGTCGTTGGCGGCCGCGAGGTCGGCGTTCAGAGTGTCAAGCTGGGCCTCCAGGTGGCGCACGCGTAGCAGGTGGTGGCGGTAGGTCTCGTCGCCGGCGAGCACGAGGGCGAGCCGTCGCTGGCGGTCGTCGTCGTTGGCGCCGAGGCCGCGGGTGCCGCCGGCCTTGTCGATCGCCTCCTGCTCGATCCTCGCCCGGGACGTGGCGAGCACGTCCCGGGCGTCCCTGAGCTGGCTGGTGACTCCGGCGATATCGTGGTGGAGGGTCATTCGAACTTGCCCGCGTCGCCGTCCCAGATGGGGGGCTCGGCTGGGATGGGGTCGTGGTTACGGATCTGGAGGTAGCGGAGCTGGTACACGTTGTGAGCGCGCTCTGAGGTGGTTTCGGGGCAGATCGGGAGGGCTCGCTCGATCACTTGCCAGACGTGGACACCGTGGGCGTCCGTCCAGTGGCTGATGTAGAGGCGGGGGGTGCTTTCGGGCATTGGGGCCTCCTAATGCTAGGATTCTCGCGCCTTTCTGTGGGGCCTGAGCCCCCGGCGGTCCGTGGTGGTGCCGCCGGGGGCTCGCTTGTGTTTACAAGCGCCAGTGGTCGAGCGATGCTTGGAGGCGATCGATGGGCTCGGGGTCGGGTGCTGCCGCCGACTGGAGGCGGGCGAAGAACGCGGCGGCGCCGGCTCGGGCCTCAGCTGCGATGCGCGCCTGGGCCGCCGGCGGTAGGGCCTCGAGGGCCTCGTCGTAGCTTTCGAAGCTGCCGGCGGGCTCGCCGTCGATCCAGGCGATGGCGGTCCTGTCGGCCCAGCAGATCGTTACGCCGGTGAGGTGTTCCGCTCGGGCCTTGGCTGCGGCGCGTGCGTCCCATTCGCGTGCGTCGGCCTCGGCGAGGGCCTGCCGTTGGCGCCAGCTGAGCTTTGGTCGGGGCATGGTGGTGGCTCCTTTCTTGGGGGGGCTCGTGACCCGGCACCTGCTCGGGTCACGAGCCAATTGCGGTTGGACCGGGGCTACCGGGCCGTGAGCCAGGTGAGGAAGAGGGCGGCGACCTGGATGACGTCGCCGGCGGTGATCCCCGGGACCTGGGCGGCGAGCGCCGTCGCTGATTTGAGGGCGGACATGCGAGCCATGAGCTCATCGCGCGGGGTGATGGCGCCGCCGTTGGCTGCGGGGGAAGCGCTGGGGGCCGGCGGTGATGGGGCTGGGGCCGCTGCGGCCTGCTCGACGTAGCCGTTGATCCAGTAGGCGGTGCCCCGGGCGTCTCTGGTCACGCTCAGCTGGACGTACTCGCCGACGGCTGCGCGGCGCAGGGGGGGCTCGGCTTTGACCGAGTAGTTGAACCACTCGGGGCGTCCCTGCAGCTGGAGGCCCTGGGGGTTGCTGGTCGCGACGATGCCCGAGATGGTTTCGCTCTGTGCCATGGTGGTTACCTCCTTGGCTTGGTTCGCGGGGGGGACGTTGGATCCTCCTTTCGTGCTTGGGCCCCCGGGGACGGTCACGGCGCAGGCGGCTTGGGCATGGCTGCGCCCCTGGGGTTTTGGTTGCTCGTGGCTCGCTTGGACTGGCCCGGTGACCGTTGCTTGGGGCTGGCCCCGTGGGGGACCCCGGACGGGCGGACGCCTTTACCGAGCTATTCGGTTGTGTCGGCTAGCAGAACCGGCAGCTGCATCGGCGCAGCGGGCCGGTGAAGCCCCAGCCGCAGCGATGGGTGCGGCAGGCGGGGCAGGGCTGCGAGGACCAGATGGGCAGCAGGATGAGCAGCGCCCCGATGATGGCCAGGACCTCGAGGCTGCTCACCCGGCACCAGCCGAGGCCTGCGCCGCAACCCAGGCCTGGGTGGCTGGCGCCAGGTGCTGGAGACTGCCCTGGAGCGCGGAGCCGACGAGGAGGGCCCGACTGCCGAGGCGGGGCCGGAGGTGGCGGGCGAGCGCTGCCTGGTGCGCTGCCAGCTGCGCGGGCGTGACCTGCGCCGAGGCCTGCGCGAGCTGGGCTGGAGTGACCTGGACCGTGGTGGTGACCAGGGCTGACCGGGTGAGGCCTGTGCCCCCGAGGGTGGTTGGGAAGGAGAGCTGGAGCATGTGACCCCCGAGCCTTAGATTTGCTTGCCGCCTCCGGCGGCTACCTGAAAAACTTAAAAACGGCATTTGCGGGACGGGGCAAGCCGCCTGACGGGGGGGCCACCCATTGCATGACCAGCACCTCGGCCCATCAGGAGAATCAGCAGGAGTGGCCCCCCCGTGGCTTGCGGCGGCCCGCAAAACCACTGACGCGCTTCGTGCTGACGGGGAAAGCGCCCTGGAGTGGCATGCGCGGTTTGGGACCTGCGCGCGGAGAAGCGGGGCGGGGCGCGGGCCACTGCGGGCCAGGGCCTGGAGGTGGGGGGAAACGTGTATCGCCGCAGGGGGGTGCCCGCGGCCCGCCCCCGCCCGCGCGCAGACCCCGGGCCGGCGGCGTGGACCTTGGGTGGCGCTGCTGGAAGCCTGGGGCGGCTTGGCGTGCTTGCGCTTGACGTGGGATTGGAGGGGGATGAGGCCCGATGCGGACCGAGGCGGCCGGCGGGAGGGGAGCCGAGCGGGACGCGCCCATTAGGTGGGTTGTGGTGGTGCCGTTGCGAAGAGGGCGCGATCCCGCCGGCGGAGCGGGAGGCGGCCGCAGCGGGCCGCATGGGGCGGGCCGTTGGCGCCTGAGGATGTCTCTTAGAGGGTGGGCCCGGGCGAGCAGGTGGGGCCGCGTCTCGCGGTAGGGGTCCCCGCCTGCGAGCTGGGGCCCACCCTGGTGGTGAGGGAGTTCGTGTGGCGCTCGTGCCTGGGCCGGCGGGCGCTGCCTCTGAGCCTCCGGGGACCGCCGGTCGGCCCACAGCGGGCGCAGTCCCGTACCGCCGGCGGAGCCCGGTGCTGAGAGCAGTCGGAGCGGCCCCCGCGCGAGCATGGATGGCCCACTAGCCGCGCCGAAGGCTTAGGGTGGACCTTACGCGGAGCGGCCTGAGGGCCGGGGGCGCGGCTAGTGGGCCATGTGAGGGTGGGGGGATGCGGTGGCCCGTGCCCGGCCGTTGGGGGTGCCAGCGTCCAGGCGAGGCCCGTCTCGGGCCGAACAGCCATGAGCAACCGGGCGGTGACCTGGCACGCTGGGACCTCGGCCGGTTGGCCCGCCAGGGCTGAATGTGGGTGCCGGCTCTACCGCTAGCGGGTGCTGGTTTGGGAGCGTCGTCGATTTGCCCTGGATGCCCTTTTCCTCGGGTCGGCGATCGTAAGCCTTGGTCCTGCGGGACGGCTTACGGGTGCCTTTTCCCTAACGGATTGCGATGACGGGTAACGGCAGGGGGAGGAGCAGTGACAAGGGGAGTGGGAGGAGGAGCAGGAGCGGGAGGAGTGAGAGGACTGGCGGGAGGAGGGGGAGCGGGAGGGGCTAGCGGCGCCCTGGGCGGCCCGTGGCGACGCGGGGCCGGGAGTGCTGGGCGGCCTCTACTGCGAGGGCGAGGGAGATGAGGACGTCGTCGTGCCCCTCGCGGGAATCTACAGCGAAGGCGAGCCGTTGGTTCTGGTGGAGGTTGGACTTGGCGAGCCTGAGTTGGCGCCAGAACTCGGAGATCTCGGGGGACCCGTCGTCGGCGTAGGCCTGGAGCCGGCCGCTGTTGACGCTGGTAATGAGCTGGTACCCGAGGTCGCTTTTGCTCACGGCGGTGAACGTGAAGGGGTGGACGATGGCGGCTCCGAGGGCGCCGACGAGGAACGAGGCGACGCCGGCTCCGATGCCGGAGGCGTCGACGGTGACCGCCTGTGCGCGCCAGAGGCGCAGCAGGGCGGTCACCTGGTCGAACGTGTCCCGGTGCCTAACGTTGGTCCAGAGGCGGTGTTCGACGACGTGGAGCGTGGGCTGAGGGACCCCGAGGACCTCAGCCCACGTGACCCGGGCGATGGTCACGGAGGTTGAGTCGCGCCTGGACCCGGTGGGGCGGAGGAGGTCGGTTTCGTCCTCCTCGTCGCCACCGGCGAGGTCGATGCCGGCGACGTAGAGCTCGTTGGGCTCTGGGGCGCCGAGCCTTGGGTGAGAGCCCTGGAGCTGGGCGAGCTGGGCTTCGGAGAACATGCGGCCGCCGCTGGTCAGGGGTTCGAGGAGGTACTGGGTGCGGATGAGGGGGTGCGCGATGCCCATGCGTGCGGTCTCCGCCTCGACGAACGCGGCGTAGGCGGGGTTGGCTTGGCCGACCACGCTGGCTGGGGCTGAGAAGTTCCGCTGGAGCCCGTCGAGGGCTTCTAGGCGGAAGTTCTCCTGGCGGACGTGTTCGAGGAGGGTGTCGTTGGTCCAGGCGGTGCCGTAGAGGACGGTGGTGGCGTTGGTCGAGGCGAGCATGGGGCGGAGGTCCTTGAGGTACTTGTCCTCGTCGAAGTCCTGGGCCTCGTCGATCTCCAGGAGCAGCGAGGCGGTGGCGCCGACGATCTGGGAGTCGGCGCTGCCGCTAAAGAAGCTGGCGCGGGCTCGGCCGAGGGCGATGATGTATCCCTGGCTGGTGGCCCATGAGCGGGAGGTAAGGGGACAGCTGCTGAGGATGCTC